CAAGATACTGAGGATGCGATCGTGTTATATAATAACACGGTCGATCCTGTTTTGAAAAGTAAAATTTACGAGGACCGTATCCATTATGCATTTTTCAAATTAACCCAGAATATAATCCATACGTTCAAGTTTTATCATACTGAAGTAGAAAATTTAGAACATTTACAACATGAGATTATAGTATTTCTCTTATCTAAAATCCACCTATTCAATCCCCAGAATGGAGCTAAAGCATATTCTTACTTTGGCACTATTGTAAAACGTTGGTGTATTTTATATAATGAAAAAAATTATAAAAGTAAGGTTAGTAAGGTATCAGTAGATGAATTATCTAAAGATGATTCAACTCACACATACACAATGGAACCTAATAATTCAGATGATCGATTATCTCATTTTATGGACGAATATGTTGAATTCGTCAGCTTTAACTTATACGAAATCTTCCCTAAAGAATATGACGCGAAAATTGCGGATGCGGTTTTAGAGCTGTTTAGAAAACGAGATAGTATAGACGTATTCAATAAAAAGGCACTTTACATTTATATCCACGAAATGATCCCAGATGCCAAAACTCCTAAAATTACTAAAATAGCAGGTATATTATACGACGTATTTAAAAGAAACTACCTATTCTATTTAGAGGAAGGATACATGAGTTTCCAACTCTAGTAGTTGTTTATATTTATAAAAAACAATACATATGAGTAATTTAGAATCAAACGTATTTGGTAAGAAAAAATTCTCAGACATTCTTAAGGAAATTTACGAAAACCAAAAGAAAAAAGAGACCCAAATCACAGCTTTGATAGGTGAGTTAAAACCACTTATCAATGACATTGGTGATGCTACTTTGATTGTTCCTTTAATTAAGGAATATATGGAACTAGGTATCAAAAATGATGAGCAGCTAATTAAAATGGCTACAATCATTCAACGCGCTCTTGCTACTGGTAAATCGGAAGAAGAAGGATTTGGAATGACTGAGGATGAAAAGGCACAATTGTTATCTGAGGTTAAAAAATTCAATCCTAAAGATTAATGGCTTTATATAAAACTGGTATAGCTGGATCTACTAAAGGGACTACCCCACCTCCTAACATAGGAAGCACTCAAGATCAAATTTCTACCTTAAAAGGGCAAATGGTTGCCGCTAGGGTAACGGATATTGTATTAGATGAAAATCACCCTAAATTTAAAGATGTAGGTGAATGGAATGGTATAGGAGCAATATTTTACCAATTCGTTAACCAATCCGGAACCACTTCAGAGATATCTTATGCTTTACCATATGACTCTCAACTTAAAACATATCCTTTAGTTAATGAAATAGTATTACTATTTTCCCTTCCTAATCAACAGATGGGGGTCAATACAGCTAACCAATCATATTTTTACTTAAAACCGTTAGGAATTTGGAATCATCCACACCATGATGCTTATCCTAATTTAGTAACTTCAAATAATCCTCAACAATCTCAAGATTACAAAGCAACAGATCAAGGTGTTGTAAGAAGAGTAACAGATGGATCTACTGAAGTAGAGTTAAATAGTCCGGTTAATCCTTCGCAAAATACGTTTGTTGAAAAAGCAGATATTCACCCTTTGATGCCTTATATGGGGGATTCTTTACTTGAGGGAAGACACGGTCAAAGTTTACGTTTTGGCAGTACTGCAAAATCTAAAAGTGAAATAAATAATAATTGGTCTTCTGTTGGAACCAACGGAGATCCAATTACAATACTTCGTAATGGTCAACCTACTAAAGTAAGTGATAAAGGATGGATCCCAATTGTGGAAAATATCTCCCAAGACCTATCTTCTATTTACCTTACCTCCTACCAGAAAATACCATTTAGTATAGCAAATGAAAATTTTGTTTCCTATACCACTCCGCCAGCATTACCCGCTCAATTTACAAACCCACAAATTATACTCAATTCAGATAGAGTTGTAATTAATGCTAAAAATGATAGTATATTAATTAGTGGACAAAACTCAGTTGGTTTATCTTCAAATGGAAGTGTAAATATAGAATCTACTAGTGAAATTAATATTGCTAGTAAACTGACTCGTTTAGGAAATAAAAACGCAAACCAATCAGTTTTACGAGGAGATGAAACTATAGAGTATTTAAAAATACTAATTAATGAACTACAAAATATAGCTGAAGCTTTAAAAGTAGTTCAAGATTGGCCAGGAGGTGCTCCAACCCCAAACCCAGTTGTCCTAACAGCAGCAAATTCTGCTTTACAAGTTTTTGAAAACGTTTACAATCAAATCGATAGTGTTAAATCTAAAATTGTTAAAACAGCATGATTTATTCTATAAAAGGAACAGTTGTAAACGAACAATCACAAACACCTATTAAAGGAGCAAAGGTATCTGTTTCTCCTATTAATTTTGTATTTACTGACACTAGTGGAAATTTTACATTAGATGGTGATCTTCCTGAAAGTGGGAGTCTATCTATGACTGTAAATGCTTTAGGTTATCAATTTATTGAACCTGCTTTATATAAAGGTGATAATACTCTAAAATCGGATTTAGGAGTTTTACAATTGCAACCTTTGGTTTCTTCTTTAACTCAAGAAAAAATTAAATCAACCCAATTAAGTAAAAACCAAATCAAAGAAATTTCTAGAGGAAAAAAAGATCTTTCATACTATGCTGAAGAGAAATTATCTAATCAAGTTAATACTCTAAAGAATACTTTAATCCCAGCTATATTAACTATGGTAGCTGGTTTTGGTTTAACGCAAGTTTCAACTTATAAACCTGAACAGTTACCTAAACTTTTAAATCAATCCGTTTGTCCTACACAAGCTGAATTAACTAATTTAATTAATCGTAAAAATAAATTGGTTAAACAGTTGAATAATAGTTTAAAAGTAATAGATGCAACTACTAAAGCTTTAGGTATTACTGGAGGGATTATTCAAGCATTAGAAATAGCCTTAAAACTCCAAGTAGCAGTCACTATCCCAGTACCCCCTGCAGTAAGTGAAATTACTAAAATACTTGATAAAAAAATATCTCAATTGAAATCAGTTAATTCGGGTATATTATCTATATTAATAATTTTACGTCAAGTATTAGCTCAAGCATTACAATTACTTAATTTATTGGATAAACTCGTTGAAAAATGCTACCCAGATGCTGATCAAGAAAGAGTATCTTTGGAATTAACAGCATTAACCACTCAACAATCAACTCAAACATCTCCTGTAGTTACAAACGTAAATGGATTTGAAATGAGTGTTGAAACAGAAAATTCACCTAATACTTTAAAACGTAGACGAGCTATAGCTACTAATAAACAAAACGTAGTAATGTTAAAAGGAGAATGGTCATTTAGCTCAATTGATCAAATATTAATAGACGAATTAGTATTTTATATCCAGCAAAATAATTTAAAAGCTGATTAATTTAATATTTATAACCATATGAAAACCGACGTATTAAAAAAATTTATTAAAGAAGCTGTACGAGAGGCAATTCAAGAGGAATTAAAAGATATTCTTTTGGAAGCAGTTCGTACTCCAAAACAGGTAGTTAAAGAATCATTTTCTCCCACAACAGTATCAACTGCAACTCCTACTTTTACTCCACCAACAATGGATACAAGAAAAGCATATATGGATGTGATGAATGAAACTGCTTTAAGCTTTACTTCACAAGATGCTCAAGTACCTTTTAGACCACAAGTAAGTGATCCTGTAAATGGTAATTTAGGTGCTGGTGAAGTAGGAATGGACCAAATTATGAGTTTACTAAATAATAAATAATGCCTTTTAATCCCCAACAAATCAACCCAGTTGACTTAAACCCAAATGTTGCGGTTGGGGTAAACTTACCTTTTAGTGGTCCTGCTGTTTTTACACAAAATTATTTAACAGCCCAAGCTATTAAAAATAATATAATTAACTATTTTCTCACCAACCCAGGAGAGATTCCATTAAATCCAACATTTGGAGGTGGTTTAAGAACATTCATATTTGAACAAATTGCCGAAGGAACATTGAATGGTTTGAAAGAAAATATTAGTGGTAAAATGGAAATTATTTTTCCTGAAGTTATAATAAATTCGTTAGATGTTTTAAGAAATGATGATTTGAATGAAATTATAGTTCAAATGAAATATTCTATAACAAACTCTAACATAACAGATAATATAACATTCCAATTTTAAAAATGGCTACAACTAATAGAGACATAAAATATATTAACCGTGACTTTTCAGACTTTAGAGCACGTTTAATTGAATATGCTAGAACATATTTTCCACAAACATATACTGACTTTTCATCAACATCACCTGGAATGATGTTTATGGAACAAGCATCTTATGTTGGGGATGTTTTGAGTTTCTATTTAGATAACCAATTTCAAGAAACATTTGTTCAATATGCCCAACAAACTAATAATGTATTTGAGTTAGCATATATGTTTGGTTATAAACCAAAAACAACAGGTGTAGCCCAAACTGTAGTTGATGTCTATCAACAATTACCTTCTATTAATGACGGTACTGGTAATTATATCCCTGATTATTCATATGCTATTACTGTTGGAGAAAATACCACAGTAACATCCCAAAATGGGTCATCTTTTCTTATCCAAGATAAAATCGACTTTTCAGTTTCAAGTTCCCAAGACCCAACTGAAGTTACAGTATATCAAATTTCAGGTAATATTCCTCAATATTTTCTTTTAAAGAAAAGCAGAAAAGCAATATCTGCAGCAATTAATACTTCTACTTTTTCTTTTGGAGCTCCACAACAATTCCAAACAATAAATCTCCAAGGAAATAATATTATCAAAATCCTAGATATTACTGACTCAGATAATAATAAATGGTATGAAGTAGATCATTTAGGTCAAGAAATGGTTTTAGATACCATTAAAAATACAAATATAAATGATCCTAATGTAAACGGAGATACACCATATTTACTACGTCTTAAAAAAGTAGCTCGTCGTTTTGCAACTCGTTTTACATCTCTTTCAAACCTACAAATCCAGTTTGGTTCTGGAAATCCAGCAGATGTAACTGAAGAAATTACTCCGAATGCTGATAATGTAGGTATTGGTTTACCATTTGAACAAAATAAATTAACAACAGCTTATTCACCTGTAAACTTTTTATTTACAGGAACATATGGTATTTCTCCTTCAAATACGACTTTAACGGTAAGGTATTTAACTGGTGGTGGTGTGGGATCCAATATTGCTGCTAATACATTAACTAGTTTAAATACATCTAATTGTAAGTTTAATAATATTAATTTAAACTCAACAACTGCTAATTATGTATTTAGTTCATTAGCTTCAAATAATTTAGAAGCTGCTACTGGAGGTAGAGGGGGAGATACATTAGAGGAAATTCGCCAAAATACCCTAGCACTAGTTGCCTCCCAAAAACGATCAGTTACAGCAGATGATTATTTGATTCGTGCTTTGAGTATGCCTTCTGATTATGGTGCTGTTTCTAAAGCATATATTGAACAAGA